CGCCACGGATGATGAGATCGAGCTGGTCTATGGCCTCGGCCCCGGCACGATCAAGCTATGGCGTCAGCACTATCCCGGCCTCGACTCAGCTATCGAGAATGGCCGGACGCTTGCTGATGGTGCGGTGCTGTCATCGATGTTCAAGACCGCACTGGGATATGAGTATTTCGAGCAGCAGGCCGTCGGCGGCAGGAACCCGACGGTGCTCAAGGTTCAGCGTCATATGCCCGGACAATTCCTGGCCCAGAAGCATTGGCTCGCGAGCCGCAACAGGGATCATTGGCCGGCAGCGGAGAAGGTAACCATCGCCGGTACCGGCAAGGACGGAGCCATCAGAGTAGAGGGCAGGAATGAGGTCATCGACGCGATCCTGGCGCTCGTCGCCTCGAAGCCGGATATGGAGAAGGCCGCGGCCCACGCAAAGGAGACCCTCAAACCTGTAACACCGGCGGGTGAGGAGGCGGGCGACGATGAGGATGATACCGGAAGAAAGGCTTGAGCGCATGAAGTTGCGCAGGGAACAGGTCAAGATAGTGCTGCCGGAGCTTTTCGATGTGCTCAGCATCATTATCGAGGATCATAACGGGCTGCTCTTCACGCTGCGGCGTATCCCTTCCCTGGAGATGAAGCAGATCAAGGAGCAGTTTGCCGACATCGAGGGTCGGCCCACCGTCTACACGCTGGAGAGTCAGACCGTCACACTGCATCCGCGCCCGGACAAGGATTACGACAAGGTTCATATCGAATACCTGCCGATGAAGAGGGTCATATGAAAATATCCACGCTTGCCTTGGCTACTACCCTGTTAATCCCGGTAAGCGGTTGCGAGCATCTGAGCTCAGCGGACAAGGAAAAGGCTCGCGGCATCCTCGAAGCCTGTGCCCGCGAAATGTGGACGGATGGCGAGAAGGCGGGCAACCTGGGCATAGCGTGTCGCGCGATGAACGATTGGATGAGGCAGCAGGGATGGCATGCGCAGCCTTAGTCGCCTGCTGCTCTGGCTGGCAGTGCTCATCTGGGCGCTGCTTCTGTTATGGCTGCTAGCACATCAATTCAGAGGGACTTAAGGAGAAGCAATGAAAAAGTCAAGAAGCAAGAAGTCAGCACCCAGCATGGAGGATTACCCCTCCTCTGAGACCCGCGCCCTCAGCGATGATCAGTGGCAGGAGCTGGTCGATAAGCTGCTGCACATCATCGAAGTGCAGGGCAAAGTCATCGATGCTGTCGCCAGCGCAGCCGACGTGCTGACCGAACAGCAGTTAAACAATAACAACGACAAGGACGAGGATGAGGACGAAGATGAGAACGATGACGAGGACGAGGACGAGGAGAAGGAGGACAAATGAAACTCGCAGCAACCGCAATCACTTCCCTGTTAACCCTGGCCCCCGCAGTGGCGCCAGCACAGCAATGTCCGAACGACGCGCTCATCAGCACAGTGCTCGCGCCGGGATTCAGCTGCATGCTCGGTGATAAGACCTTTTCGGCCTTCGCTATCACCGGTGCGCCGACGGACGCCAGGATCCAGTTCGGTATCCTGAATAACGTCCTGTTTGCCGTCACGCTGTCACGCGACGGGGCGTTCTTTCCCGACGGTCGCCTGGTCTTCGACTATACGATCACGCCGACCGCTCCGTTGACCATCCGCGAAGGCAGCGTCGGTATCGACGTGAGTTTCCCCCTGGTCATTACGACGACCACGATGAACAGCACCCTGCTCGGTCCGCTGACGAACGGCGCAACCGAGACGACGGTCTTCACGCCGGGCGTGACGTCAGTCGTCGTCGATAATACGTCAACGATATCGGGACCCGCTGAGCTCAATAGCATCAGCAATGACTTCTCCCAGCAGGTCATCGGGGTAATGGAGTTCGGTCACTGGCTCGGCCCGACCAGCCTGCTGATGGCCGGTATCGCAGGCGTCTGGATCCTGAGACGGAGGAAGTAGCCGCTATGAATCGCCCGAGGGAAGGCAACGTACCCTCAACCCTTACCCCTGTTAAACACAGGAGTGAGGAGCGCGACCCGCCGTCACCCCCTTCCAGCGTCGGGTTGGTTCGCGTTGTCGAGAGCGGATTGGCGGAGCCGGTAAGGGATACCCTGCGAAACCGTGTGCTGGCACAACGAAACGGATGGACCGAGAACGAATACCAGCACTGGGTGGATACCGGTGATCCGCCAATCCGCTCATGCGTGCGCGAGACGCACGCCACACGCCCGGACGAGATTGACGACGACGAGAGGCTTCATCAGTAAGGACTTAACCTATGGTTACGACGCAAGACAGACAGGGCATCTATCATATCGACGGCCCGCCGGTGCCTGGCTTCGTGCTTGAGGATAAGGGGATGCACATCGAGGTCGTCTATAAGGTCGTCTCATTCTACGGGACGCGGGATGACTGCCAGCGGGCGCAGATGAACTTGATGATGGCGGTTCAGGACGAGTTGAAGAAGCCGCAGGAGGGCCAGACGCAGGCTATCGTTGCGCCGATCATCTGGTGGCGACGGCGACCGGAGATCCGCGAGGATATGGATGACTCCGGACGCTTTCAGTTCTATGCGCGCTTCGCTACGACACCCGCCCTGCCCGCCGACTTCTGGGAGCACTGGGGAACTGAGGAAGGCGCGATGCCGAAGCGGGCCACGGAGGTCACAGGCTAGCCATGCCCACCGATTGTCGCAACCCCGAGTGCCGGGACGGATTCACCCCTGGTATCATTACGGCAGGGAAGGGCACCGCCAACTTGCCCATCGTTGGTTCAACGATGCGCTGGGGCTGGGTGAAGTGCCGTGCATGCAACGCCGACAAGGACCATCCGTATACGCCGCAGCAGCGCGCCCCGGGGGAGATTGCTGAGAGAGCGCGCCTTGCGGATGCCAAGGCCCCATACAAGCCAGCGCCAGCGCCGGATCGTAGCCGACTGGAGAGACTTGCGGCGGCTCAAGCTACTGCGCCGTTCCCAGCGTCATCTCCAGGCGACGCAGGCCGCATCGACCGACTACTGGATCAGGTCTCAAAACTTACGGATACGGTTGCGCAGCTTATGGAGGAGAACCGGGGATTACGCGCATCACTCGCGGCTAAGGCGGATAAGCCCCCGCCTGGAGTAACGATCATACCTGCCGTCAAGCCACGGCGCGTGAAGAAGGCGGACAATGGCCGCATCGCCCCAAAGTGATGCCGACCTGCGTGAGTCCTTAGCCAGGTTCACGGATCAGGACCTCGCCCTGCTGCGTTGCAGTCTCCTGTGGAAGTCGGTAGCGCGCAAGAAGCAGATCCCACCCCCCTGTCCACCCGGCGAATGGGATTTCTATGGCGTCAAGTCAGGAAGGGGATTTGGCAAAACATTAGCGGCAGTGCAGTGGCTCTGGCAACAGGCCGCGCGTGATCCCGGCTCCTATAACTTCGTCGTCGCACCGACCCACGAGGATTTGATCAAGGTATGCTTCTTTGGACCAACCGGGTTGCATGGCAACTTCTTCGACAAGCGGACAAACAAAGTCTACCCGATCATACCTCCGCACCTTATCAAGTGGAGCACGAAGTCTCCCCTGGTAATCTGCCTCTGGAACGATGCCCTGATTCAGGGCTTCTCCGCCGATACACCCGAGCGCCTGCGCGGCCCGCAGTGCCATCGCGCCTGGTGCGACGAGGTAGCTTCCTGGCGTTACCCGGAGAAGACCTGGGATAACCTTATAATGGGCCTGCGCCTCGGTGAGCACCCGCAGATCTTCTGGACCGGTACACCGAAGCCGAAGCCGTTCATCCGCACCTTGGTAAAGCTCCCTAGATCAATCATTATCAACGGAAGCACCTATGAGAACCGCGAGAACCTTCCTCGGACGTTCTTTGAGAACGTTGCGAAGTATGAGGGTACTTCTGTTGGGCGGCAGGAACTCTACGGCGAAATCCTTGATCCTGAGGAGGCTGGTTTCGTTAAGCGCTCGCAATGGCGGCTATGGCCGGCGACAAAGAAGCTGCCGAAGTTTCGTCTTATCGTTATGTCCCTCGATACGGCGTTCACGGAGAAGCAGTGGGATAAGAAAGAGCAGACCGGTGATCCGACTGCGTGCTCCGTCTGGGGTATCTTTACATACGAACGCCAGGATCATATCATGCTCCTTGATGCGTGGGAGGACTACCTGGGCTTTCCGGCCCTTATCAAGAGGGTCAAGGTGGAGCGGACCTATACTTATGGTGACCAGGACGAGCCGGTGCTCAGACCCCTCATTGAGAAAGTCCAACGGCCAAAGCATACGGGACGACCCGTTGATCTTATACTCCTGGAGGACAAAGGTTCGGGGATTTCACTACGCCAGCAGCTGGCAGTAGAGGATATCCTGACCGAATCGTACAACCCGGAGGGCATGGATAAGCTCTCGCGCCTGCATGCCTGCTCACCCCTGTTTCCTCACGGGCGCATCTGGGCGGTCGAGAGCTTAAAGGCCAAGGGCGAGCCGCGCAACTGGGCCGATCCTCTTATATCGCAGGTGTGCACCTACGTTGGCGAAGGCTCCTTGGTTCACGACGATCTGCTCGACAGCGCGACCCAGGCGTGGATCTGGCTCATGCATCGCTTCAGCATCAAGTTCACGGTCAAGGACGACCCGAATGAGTTGACGAAGCGCAATCTCGAAAAGATCCGCCCGCGCCGCAACCCGTATGACGCCAGAGGTATCCATTAAATACTATGGCCGCTAATCCACTGCTCGACAAAAATCTCAGGAACTACCCTGAGACCCTGTCGAAGCGCAATACCAACGAGAACCTGCCGCCGGAGGATACCGACGACGGTGGGGCGATTATCAAGATCACGCCGGACCGCGATCCCGGCCCGACCGCCGATGAGAATGAGTTCTATGAGAACCTGGTCGAGGAACTCGACAGCACGTCCCTGGCGCGTCTCGGCCTCGACCTGATCGAATTCATAGAGCGCGACAAGGACTCGCGCAAGGACAGAGATGATAAATATGCGCAGGGTATTCGCCGCACTGGCCTCGGGGATGAGGCACCGGGTGGACCGGCCTTCGTCGGTGCCAGCGAAGCTGTCCACCCGATGATTTCTAAGGCGACGGTCTATTATCAGTCGCATACGATAGGCGAGCTGTTCCCTCCCGGCGGACCGGTCAAGGACGATATTATTGGCACGACTACCCCTGCCAGGATCGAGAAGGCCAAGCGCAAGTGCGCTCATATGAACTGGCAGTTCCGCCGTCAGATGCCCGAGTGCCGCAATCAGCTGGAGAAACTCCTGAGCCAGCAGCCGCTCGCCGGTTCGCAGTATATGAGGTTAGTCTATGACTCCGTTCAGAAGCGCCCCGTTCCCTGCTTCTTCTCGATTGATGATGTGTATCTTCCCGACGGGGCTGGCGATTTCTACTCCGCTGAGCGCCGGACATTCCGTACCTCGATCACTCAGACTGAATTTGATAATCGCATCAGGTCGAAGTATTACGTCAAGCCAACCTCCCTCGCGCCACCTCCGCTGCGTGGGCCGAACGATCAGGAAACTGAGTCGGAAAAGGCCCAGGACAAGGTACAAGGGGTCGAGAAAGGAGTGTACAATCAGGATGGCTATCGGACGATATTCATCGTCGAGGCGCTCGCAGATATTGAGGACACAGAGGACCTTAAGATCGCGGGCGACCGTCCGAAGATGGAGGATGTTGAGGAGGAGTCGCGTACACCGCTACCTTACCTGATGGAGGTCGATGCCAGTTCCTCTCAAATCCTGAGAATAACCCGCAACTGGGAAGAGGACGACAAGCTTCATACGAATATGTGCTGGGCGGTAGACTTCGAGTTCATTCCGTGGGAAGGAGCGCAAAGTGTCGGACTCATACATCTTGCAGGGTCTCTCGCCGGGGCAGGTACTGGCGCTCTGCGCGCTCTGCTTGACGCTGCTCTCGTTAATAATCTTCAGACGGGACTGAAGTTAAAGGGCTCAGGGATGGCCGGGCAGACGCTCGGCCTCAATATCGGTCAACTGACCGAGATTGAAGGAGGCGTAGGTGCCAAGGACATACGAGAGATTGTCATGCCCCTGCCATTTAATCCGCCGAGCCAGATGCTATACCAGCTGCTCGGCTGGTGTACCGAGCAGGGTGAGGAACTCGTACGTACGACATTCGAGAATCTATCGCAGGACGGCGCTCCAAACATGCCGGTGGGTACGACACTTGCACTCATAGAGCAGGGTCTGAAGGTCCTCTCGGCTATCCATAAGCGGCTGCACCATGCGATGGATCGGCTCATCGGCATACTCCATCGCATCAACCGGCTCTACATTACCGACGATGCAATCAGAGACGAAGCGGGCGAGCAGCTGGCATACCGAACCGACTACGAGGGACCACTTGATGTGGTACCGGTATCCGACCCTGAGATATTTTCCGACGTTCAGCGATTTGCTCAGCTCCAGGTTGTCCAGCAACGCTCCGATGCTCACCCGGAGCTATACGATCAGCACAAGGTCGAGACCCTGATCCTCCAGCGGACCAAGCTGCCGAATGCTCAGAATCTGCTGAAGCCGATGCCGCAGATCACCGAGATGAACCAGGTGAACGAGAACGTCGCTATGTCCCTTGGCCGTCCGGTCGCCGCCTATCCCGAGCAGGATCACCTGGCGCACGTTCAGGTGCTGCTCGACTTCCTCCAATCTCCTGTGTTAGGAGGCTTGCCGACGATTGCCCAAAAGTTCCTCGCTCCGGCGGTCCAGCACCTGAGCGAGCACATAC